TTAAATTTTATATTTCCGAGTGTAACTGTTGCCATATCTTCTCCTTTTTAAATTAATTTTAATAACATTCTACGCACATTATACAGTTGCTATTAATTTACCATTACTAATAGACCAAGTAAATCCAGTAGCAGCATATTGTACATCAATAAAACCTTCATATTCTAATTGAGTAATATTATCAGCTCCTCCATTAGTTGTTACTACTTGTAATGTATTATCTGCAGGTGCATTAGTATATGCTGTTCCACCCATATTTGAGTGAGATGAACAATAATAGTATAAAGTTGGTGCATCAGCAGCAACAACAAGTGTAACTTGTGTAGAAGAATCTACTGTTACTCCTGTTGTGTATGGAGCTGATGGTGAGTTATTTGCGTTTGTAGAAAATCTAAATGGGTGTCCAGAAGGGTGTGTAAATATATAAGTATTACCTTCTAATAATTCTAAAGTATCTTGTTGTACTCCATCAATAAAATATTTATTAGAACCACCTACAGATACTACTGTAACTGTTCTATTAAGAGTTGAAGCTGTAAATGAAGTTTTAAATCCATAAACTTCAGCAGAAGATGCATTTGCAAATTCTAATGCATTTGCTGAGCTGTTCATAACAAGAGCTTGTCCTGCTGTACCAAAACCTGCAGGAGTATCTGTTAAATCTTTAATTGATATATTAGCTAATTGGAATGTACCATAAGCTACAATATCTACTACATCACCATTTGCTAATGCTGATGCAAATACAACAGAATTACCAGATGTTGCAGTTACATCTGTTCCTAAAACTTGCTTAACGCCATTAACAAAAATATCTAAAAATCCTGCATCATATGCCAAAACATTACCATTTGCTTCTGCATAACCAGTACCAGAAGATCCACTTAATGTTGTAGGTGTACCTGTAATATTATAAATAAATCGAGCAGAAGTTCCATTTACTGTAGAACCTGCAGATTGCCACCCAGATGATCCATATACTTTTAACTGATTAGTTGCAGTATCAAAATATAAATCACCAGAGTCTAATCCACTTCCATCTGGATCTTGTGTTGGAGCTGATGAGCTTGGTCCTAAATATATATTTGCAAAAGCATTAATATCAGCAAGATTATTACCTGCTGCAATTACAGATGAAGCAGAACCTGCTAGTGTAGATAATCCAGATATTCCTGCAAGTGTAGTTATATCTGATGATATACCAGCAACAGTTCCTACATTATTTGTAGGTGATATTTGACCAGCAACATTATTTATATTTGTTGCATTTGCTACTGCAGCATCAATATTTGTTTGTTGTGAATTTGTTGGAGTTAATTGTTTCCATTGTGTATTACCCAGATCATACACTTTCATTACATTATCTGTTGTATTAAAGTATAAAGCTCCATCTGCTAAAGCATTGCCATCATTATCAACTGATGGATCAGAAGACTTAGATCCTAAGAAATCATCATCAAATGTATCAAGAGCTGCTTCTGCTGCTGCTTGTGCTGTTTGTGATGCTGTTGCAGAATTAGCCGAAGCTGTTGCTGAGGTTGCAGCTGCAGCTGCAGAGTTTGCTGCATTTGTTTCTGCACTTAATAATCCAGAAGCATCTACAGAAAATTCTAATCCATTACCAGAACTATTTACTCCTAATAGTTTACCAGCTACTAAATTAGGAAATGTTATATCAAAAGTATTTGATGTTGTTGCCGAAGCTCTAGGAGAAAATTTAAGATCTCTTTCAAGCTGACCACACATTGCAACAATTTTATCTAATTCTTCATTTAATGAAGCTATTTGAAAAGCTCCAGATGTAGGAAAGTCTGTTGTTCTAGCTATAGCTATATCTCTAGAAATAGTAATAATATCATTTACTGTTGCTCCTGGAGAACCTAATGTAATAGATCCACCACCTGTTACACCTGCTCCTGTTACAGAATATTGTGATGCACTACTAGGTGATGCATTAAATGTTAGTAATGTAGTTCCATTATAAACTTTTAAATCTTCATTTACAAAAAATTCAAACGGAACTGTAAAAGATGTTTGACCAGAAGTTGCAGTATATTGTACTCGTGGCTCTACATCAGAAATATTAATTGCCATTATCGTAATCCTTTTTCAATGTCGTCAAATAACCAATCTAAATACCATACGTTCTGAAATGGAATTAATCTACGCACATTACGTGCAGTATAATGATTGTACTTGTTACCACCAACATCATACATAATATCCATTACATTGTATATTTGTGATGCCGAAGGACCAAGTAATCCTACTTTAGATCTCATAGAAGATCCATATGGTCTGCCTTCACCAAGCAAAGGTCTAATACCAATTCTATTATCTGTTAAAGCTTCTACTGCTCTATTAACATCTACATAGATTCCACCAAGTCCAGATCTATCAAATGCATTAAGAAGTTTTTCTGTTAATGACATTTTACCATAATCTTTATTAAATCTTAATTCACTATAAACTGCATCTACTAACATTCCTGTTCCCATCAATAATATAGAACCAAATAAAAAATCCATATCTTTTTCTTGCATACCTCTAAGTAACATTCTTTGTGTTGCTGCCATAGCAAACTTTTTAAACTGAACAATAGTACTAGCTAACTCATAGTTCATAAACAATGGAGTATCTCCTTTACCTGGAGTAACAATAGTAATATTTATATCTTTATTTAAAGCACTACCAAAAGCTTGTTTAGCTGCATCATCAGTCCATTCTGCAGTATTAGCCATAAAATTATATTTTAATTTAGTGCCATGTAATTCATATTCTTTAGCTATTTTTTTAGCCATAGATTCATCAATACCAGAAGCTGCAAGTTTAGTTTTATTTTTATTTGCTAATGTACCTTTGCTCCATTTAACAGAGTCTTCTATTATTCTAGAACCAATAGTTACAGATGCAGCACCTTTCATAAATTCTGTCCATCTAGACATTAAGTTAACATACATAAAATTAAAATTAGCAGCTTTACCCATCATACCTTCTATTTTAGAACTCATTCCAAACATATCTCCAATATCAGAAAATAACATAGCTCTTTGTCCTGTAATCATATCTACAGCTTCAGCAAATGATTGAGCTTCTTTTTTACCTGCTTTAAATATTCCTAAGTTTTTATTACCTAACATATCTGACCACATTTCAAATTGAGTCTTAAATCCTCTTTCAATTCCAGAGGTCATTACTATTCTAGCAACATCAGCTGTTGCTGCAAAAAAACCTGTAAGCATAGTAAGAGCATTATAATGTTTCATTGCTCTCATAGCTCTAGAAGTCCAAGCATGAGGATTAGCAGGTAAACCATATGTGCCTCTAACAAGTTCTACAGCTGCTTCAAGATCTTCTAATACTTCATTTCTTTCTTTAACAATTTTAAGTTTTTGTTCTTTAGTTTTAGCTCTAAAAGCTTTACGATTATATTCTTCTGCTACTTGCATTAGTCCAGGAAATGTCATTGAGTTTGCTTCGTCAATGTATTTATATCCAAGACCATTAGGATCTCCATATTTTGTAGTAAATAAAATATCTGGAGTCATTTGTCTATAATATGTTTTCATTAAAGAAAATATATCGCTAACTATAAAATCGTTATCTATTAATTTTAATTGAGCTTCTTTAGAAAGATTTAACTCTCTGGCTCTTGTAGCTCTAGCATATCTAGGTCTATTAAATAAATACCTTTCATATAGTAAATCTTTTACATTATCTGTATATTTAGTTTTTTCAAATCTAATAAAAGGAAAATGATTAGATAAATCTTCTACTAATTTAGTAAGTTTAGCATTACTAATATATCTACCTTGTTTAATTAAATCTTCTCTAACAATTTGTTTAAATAAAGATTTATTAGCATCAATAGCTGATTTGTTATAAATAATATTAATATAATCTTTTACTAAACTATCAGCTCTTTTTAATCTTTCTTCTAATTTAGCAATTTTATTTTGTATTTCTGTTCTAGAAAATGTAGATTTAACGCCATCTACTTTAGATGTTCTAGTAAAAGTTCCTTCACCTTTTTTCTTCATTTGTTCTAAAATATCTTTCCACATATTTAGTTCTCTTTGTATTGGAAGTTTTCTAATACCTAGATCTTGTACTTCTTGTCCTATTGGACCATAAACTTTTTGTTGTGTTGATCTAGCAGCTGCTGCTATTTCTGGAATATCATGTTGCATGCCATTTAATCTAGTTTTAGTAACTTCTCTAGAAAACTCAGCTAAAGACATTTTATCATTAAATCTATTATGTAAATTTACACCAAGTTCTGTTTTAGGTGCAGATCCTTGTACTCTTTTAATCATTAACATATATTGTTCTTTAATTTCTTTCATAGCTTCAATAGATCCTACTTCTCTCATTCTTAATTCAGTTTCTATTGATTTGTTAGTGGCTTGAAAACCATACTCTTTTGTATTTTTTAATTTAAGTAATGGAGTATCTAATATATCTTCAATCATTGTTCTTGCATTTTTTGATGATGATTTAGTAGTTCTAAATACATTAGTCCAAGGACCATCTTCTCCAAATATACCAAGATTACTTTTAATAAAACGCATACCTTCAAATTCTTCTTTTGGTGTAGCTTTAACTCTACCTTCAGTAGCTGCTGCACCAACAGATCCTATAGTTTTTCTTTCTGTAGGATTAATAAATTTACCATCTTCATAAATTTCTTGTGTCATTTTTGTAGGTGGTGCATGATAAGCTTTATCTGCATTAATTACTTTTTGTTGCACACCTGCACCAACAGATCCTTTTCCCATTTTATTAAGTATATATGGTACTCCATATCCACCTGCTACAATCCAAGGTACATAATCGTCTGGTCTTAATGGATCTATATTTTGTTTAGCTATTTCTTCTGCTGTAAAAGCAGTTCCAAATATTCTAGCAGTTTGTCCTGCTTTAGCAGCTAATAAAAAAGTAGATGGATCTGTAAAAGCTCCAGTAATTTTACCTATATGATACCAAGGACTTGCATAATTATGTTCTGCTTGTTTATTTAATTTAGTTATTAATGCTGTAGTTTCAGCTGCACTTTGACTAAACATAAATACATCATAAAAATCTTGATAATTAGTTAATCTAGGATCTTCTGCAGGATTATAATTTTCATCTGGTACAAAATCTTGATGATTAAAATAATAATCAATTGCCATTGCTGGTAAATTTTCAGAAGCAAAACCTTGTTGAAAATCTTTAATAGGACTATATTGTATAGGATTAGCTCTTTCTTTTCTTAAACTCTCTGCATCAGCAGGTGTAAATGGAAAAGCTGTCATTAGTTTAATTTACCTAAAGTTCCACCAAAAGAATTAATGCCTTTAGTATATCCTTGATATATCATAGCATCTAAAAATTGTTGATTGTCTGATGGATAATAAGTATTAAATGCTTCTGAACCCATTTCATGTTCAATCATAAATTTAATTAATTGCATAACTTGATTTGAGTCAAAGAAATTAATTTCTGTATCTCTAGTAAAGTTTGTTTTTGCTTCTAAAGCATTTAAATAGTTCTCACTTTTTTCTGCATATACAGTTAATATTTCTTCAATTGTAGGAGTATCTCCATACCTTTTAGTTGTATTTGTTGTAGATAATGTAGAATTATTTAACATAACTCTCATACCTGCTCTTATTGAATCAACTGGACTAGCAAATATTGCTGCTTGATTACCTGTACTTATATCTGTCATTTCACCATCCCATCCTTCTTCTGTTTTCATTACTGCCATATAGTTGTTTGTTCTAAATGGTAATGGTAAACTTTTATTTTGATAGTTGTTATAAACGTGTTGTCTAAAACCTAATTGTAAATTTTGTTCTGTGTATGATGTTTTATGAGGAGGAAATACAGATTCTATTAATTTATCTTTTTCAGTTATACTGCTATTACCTGTAATTTGTTTATCATAAGATACTAATTCATTTATCTCATTATTAATTTTAGCTGCTTCATTGTAATAAGATTCAACATCTATATCTTTTTTGCCTAATACTTTTAAGGCAAAACCAAATGGTTTTACTTCTGCAGGTACATCTGCAACCCCAGGAAAATCTGGATAAAACCTATAATCAGAAGCTTCAATAAAAGTTTTTGTTGTTCCATATAAAAATTTTCTTAGCCAACCTTGCCATGCTGAACTTTGATCATCAATATATTTACCTAAACCAGAAGTCAAGAACTTTTGAAATTTTTGATCAGCAATAGTTTGTATAACTTCTGCTCTTGATCCAGGTAATTTATCAGAAACAAGTTTATTACTTCCTAAACCTGTAGGATCAAAATAATTATCTCCTTGTGTTAAATTAATAATTCTATCTTCATGAATAATTTTTGCATGATAATTAGGTTTTCCATATTTATTCATTGTACCTGTAGGTTCTATAATTAAATTCTTATAACCACTATCTATTACTGTTTTCATAATTTCCGTTATATCTACAGGAGCAATTTTTTTTCCATCTGGAGTAATAGCTTTAAATCCAAATCTTTCAATTCTTTCTTCTTCTGGCAAAGTGTTTAAATAATTAGCTTGTGCCATTAATGCAGAATCAAATCCTTGACCAGTAAAACCTGATTCTTTTTCAAATCCATGTTTAATCATAGCTATTTCACCTGTGCCAGTTAATCTAGTAGCAGAATAACCTTGTTTATTCATAGAGTTTAAAGCCTGCATTGAAGCTTTATAAAATAAAACTTTACCTTCATTAGTATTAATATCTATATCTTTACCACCATTTAAATAAGTTAATTGTTTTTTAGTATTTGTTAACCAAACATCTTGTACTTGATCAGTCATTTTAGTTCCATAATACCAAAAGCTAGTACTTTCTGGAATAAACATATGTGAAAATTTATTATCACCTTTAATAAAAGGTTTTTTTAACCACCATGTATCTGTGTTAATATCTTGCATTTCTATAGTCCAACGCATATTAGCAACAGCTGTATCTATATTATCATTTATGTGTTTAGATATTTTTTCAAAATTTTTATCAAAATCTTTATCGCCAACAATTGTATTTAATCTTTCAGCTTTTACTTCTCTTGAATCATAACCTGTAATATCTTCATTTGCTCTAAGATAAAAATTTTCATTTTCTATTGGAATATAAGGAAACATATCTTTAGATTTTATAAAATTATATAAAGCTAAGTTTTCTTCAAATTTTTCAACCATTCCTGGAGTTTTAAAACTAACATTATAGTTACCTCTTATTTTTTTTAATACAGCTGTAGGTTCCATATTTTGATTTTTTAATAATTCCATTGCTTTACCTAAAGCATCTCTATTATTTACATCTGCTATATTAGTATCGTTAAGTCCATATCTTCTAAACAGAGCTGTTTGAAATAATTCCATTTGTTCATTACTTGACCAATCATTAATAATTTTTCCATTAATAGCTTCACTTACTAAATTTTGTACTCTAATATTTTTATCAACTATTTCTACTGCTTTAGGAAAATCTGTTTCAGATATACCAGGCATATTTTTAATTACATAATCTGTAGCATTACCTCTACCATCTCTAAAAAAATCTACATCTAAAATACGTCCTGCATCTTGTTCTCCATCAAGATTGTATTTAATTTTTGCTGCTTGTAGCTCACCTATTTTTTTACCTTTATAATCAGCATAAAAAGATTTTACTTGTTTAATAATTTTAGATCTTATTAATGGATTTTTAATATCGTTTGAATATTTTTGAAATATAGGATTATCTACATTGTCTGGTGTAACAGGTAAATCATCTTTACCCATAGCATAATTAGTAAATAAAGTAAGTCCATCTTTATCACCTAGTTTTTTAATTAAACTAAAAACTCTTAATGCTTCTATATTTACTATATCATTTTCTAAATCTTTTTTTAGTTGTGTTCCTTTATATCTATTTGTACCAACAGCTGTTTCTTCAAATAATCCATAATTATGATTAGTATTTTTTAATACTACATTACCTATATGACTATTAATATCCATAGCACTTGCATTAGGATTTAAAATTAATGTATCTAATTCATTAGATGTATCTGTAATTGTTTGTGATTTTGTTTCTTCCCATTTAGTTAATAAATTATTTGTTTGTTGTGCTTCAAAATTAGTAGAAGCATATGACATATTTGCTAAATTTTTTTGAGATAATAAATTTTCAGCTATATTTTTATATACTCTAGGTGTATTAGCTAATGTAGTTTTAGAATAACTATCTATAGCATTTCTCATTCCATCTGGATCAAATTTAAATTTTTCTTTTAATTGTAAATAATGATCTCTACTTTGTTGATTAAAATTATATTGCCATTCTACTTTAGCATCAGCTTCTGCTGTTTTTCTAAATGTATCTACAATTTCAGATATTGGTTTAGAAATTTCAGTTGCTATATTAGTTGTTGGAAATTTTGGAATACCAATATTATCAGCAACACTAGCTCTAAGTTTTACAGTTTTTTTACCTTCTTTTAATGCCATAATTACTCCGTTTGTCCTGGATCATATGGATCAAAATAATTACCATCATCTTGCATACCACCTATATATTGACCTTTACCTGCTTTATATGCTTTTGCATATGATGCAGTTTTAAATCCTGCTGCAGCTATACTTGCATAACCACCAAACTCTTGTGCTTTTCCCATAACTTTAGTTGTATAAATTTGTGATTGTAATTTAGATTCACTTCTCATCATATTTAATCTTATGTTACCAATATCTTTTGTAGCTATTCTATCTATTTCGCTTTGAACAGATAAGAAACTTCTACTATCATCACTATAACCAGAACCTGCTGCAATAGCTCTATTAATTTTTTTCTTTTTAAGAGCTTCTTCTCTTACGTTATTAGAATCTTGTAAAGCTTTAAGTTGATTAAATTTTTTTTCATCTTCATAAGATTGTATTGCTGCTTTGTTTGCAGCTTTCTGAGCTTGTATTCCTTGATAAGTTCCTACAGCTTGAATACTTGTACTTATAACAGCTAATGTTACTGGATCAGCACTCATGCAAAAACTACCTCCACACTCATACCTAATACCTTAATTGGTAAAGGATCATCTTGTGATAATGTTATTGTTGGACTTTTATCATAACCTAAAAAGAAAAACTCTTTCTTTTCTGTTACTGGTGTTAAGTCCGAACCAACATTGAAATTAACTTGTTGGACTACTAAAGATTTGGCAGTTCTGTCTGATGCTTTTACAGTTAAATCTAAAGCAGAATTAAGATCAATGATGGCTCTCGAAATTCTTCTAGGTAATCCAGTTAATGGACCTTCTGGTAATTCTTTATCAATTGGCATAGTTTCTATCACAGGTGTATAATTAAATCCTATTTTTACCCCAGTTGCATGAGGATTTGTTAAAGTAATAGTATCGGATGCCGACACAGTAAACGCACCAAGACTACTATTTCCTTCAACACAGTTCACAGATTCATTTCTATAGATAGTATTAACAGTATGCAAGTGTCCTTTTACAATAGTAATAACAGCATTATCACTAGGAGATGCTGCTAAGTTTTGATCTAAATTTAAAGTATAAGTTCCACCACCATTATTAGTAATAGCTTGTATAGTATATATAGTTGCATTACCAGCAATGCTAAATGTTTCATTTATTTCTGGAGCAGTTGTAAACCCATCAGTAATAAGTACAGCTCCACTTTGTGAAGCTCCTTTTACTAATGGTGTACCTCTTTGAGATACTGTAGATGTTAAGCTACAATCTAATGTTAAACTATCATCATCTGCAAATTTTTCTAATGTATATACAGTAGATCCATTTAAAACTCTTTTACAAGCTACAACAAGAAACTCATTAAGAGCTATAACAGATTGAAATATATCATTTGTTCTAGTTGACCATAATCCCCAACCTGCAATCTTTTCATCTCTTACAGAATGAAAGATAGCCATTGCTCCATTATGAGTTGTTCCATTATTTAAAAAGAAAGCATATTGTTCTGGTCTAGTAAAGTTACCTTTTATAATAGCTAATTGTTTTGGACTATCAATTAAATGTTCTGCAAGTATAGATACTGATGTTGATTTATAACCATCTTCTATATCTGAATAAATAAACTCTCTAACAGCTTTACCATTTTTCTGAACAAAACCTGCTGCTTGATCAAATAAAACTGGAGCTGTTCTACCAATACCATAAGGTGTTTGTCTAAGTACAGCTATGTTGCCTGGAGTTATAGTGTTGTCTGTTGCTCGTGGTACATAATATTCACCACCATCTGTAAATACTTGTAAGTCTTTACCAGATAAAAAATGTCTAACTTCATTAACTTCTGAACCTGCTATGTCTAAATCTATAGATTCATCTGCAGCTCCAGATCCTGTATCAAAATTAAAATACTCAGAAATTCTAGATGCTAATACAGATGCAGGTCTATCTCTTACTCCACCTAACCATAATCTATTATTATGAAATGTAACTGCTTGTGGATAGCCACGAACAGAAGATATAGTTTGTTCTTTCCAATCAAAGTGTGGTCCAGTACTTACTGCATCTTCAATAACAGTTACAGTAACTTCTGTTGTGCTTGTAAAGCCTGTAACAAAAACTTGTTTTCCATTTACTTCTAAATAAGTATTTGCATATGCAGATGTAAATGCTGCAGCTGAAGCTGTTAATGTTCTGCCTGTTCCTGTTGCATGAGCAGATAATGTAACACTTATAGATCCATCAGCATATTTATAAAATGGTTGTTTAGATTTATTTACTCCACCAACAGTTACTGAATCATCTTCATCAAATGAAAATGTTTGTACTTCAAATGCTGTAGCTGAAGTTCTAAATATTTTTCTAATAGGATTGTTTCTATGTGTTACAAATATAGTATCACCAAACTGTGCAAAGTTTAATTCAAATAATTGAGCTGTTGTCCAGTTACAATTAGTAGTCACATTACTAGATAATACAGTACCACTAATATTATAAACATCCATTCTATTATTAGATAAAGCTATAATAGCTATTTCATCATCAGAAAATACAAAAGGTATTAATCTACATTCAGCTGGTAATGTAGCTAAATAAGAAGTTCCTGGTCTTCTCATAACACCACCTTCTGCTAGTAGAGAGAAGTTTCTACATTGTTTAGCACCATTAATGTAAGCTGGAGTATCTGTACGAGTTGCTAGTAAAGGATTAAGTTCCCCTGCTGAAAAGTTTGTTATTACAGTTTTTAATGATCTTGCCATTATACATTAGTTCTCGTAGTATTTCTTAGGTTTATATATCTAGATGTATCAAGTTTTTTATTAGTTACTTCAGATGCATCAATGTTTTTAGATATTAGAAACTGTCTATCAGCTAAACCTTTAAACTCTCTAATCATTCCTGCATCTCTAGCTACTGAACCTGCAAACAAAGATGCTAGTTCATATTCTAAAGCTACTCTAAAATGAGCTGGAAAATATTCTTCTTCTACTCTGTAAATGTAATCTAAAATTAAATCATGATTAGCACCATAAGTATTTACATAGATCATATCTTTGTATCTAGTATATGGAATTATATAATCATTAACTGTTAATGAAGCTATATGTAAGACTCCAGGATTAGCAGGTAATTGATATGCATATTCATATCTAGCTTCTGGAGCTGCAGTTAATAAAGATAATTTTTTTTGATTAGTAGCAAACTTCCATCTGTGTCTAGTTAAAGAAGACTCTACAATGTCTTCATATAAATTAGATGCAACAAGAGCTTCTGTGCTACCATCAGAAAAAGAAGATATAGGTGAAGCTCCTATCATTACTAATGCTCTTGCACATATATCTACTTTTGTTGTTGCCATAAATTCCTTAGTTAGTAGTGAGGGCGAGTTGCCTCGCCCACACAAATTTTAGCGTTATGCTAATAATACAGTTGTAACTGTACTAGAAGATGATGCTGAAACCATTAAAATGTCAACTACGCCATTTGAACCTCCACTGTTGACAAAAATTATGTCACCAGCAGTTAAGTTTTCGTAGTCAGCAAGAAAATAATCTGCGTCATCTATTGTGCCAATCGCATCTCCGTCAGTGTAATACCAAAGAGAATTGCTTGGTCCCATCTGTGAAATTTTTTTCACAGGATTGTCTGTTGAGTAAGCCATATTATCCTCCTATTACTCTGCACATTTTTGTACTCTAATACCATCAGTATCAATTAATGTACTACCTATGCTTAGCATAGAAGTAATTAAGTGAGAAACTTTTTCTGGTATATAGTTTACTTCAGTTTTAACGTCAGTACCGACACCTAAACCAAGAGATGATTTATGGAAAGCTACAGTATGTCTGTC